TCACCTGTGGCATCACCTGTGGCATCACCTGTGGCATCACCTGTGGCATCACCTGTGGCATCACCTGTGGCATCACCTGTGGCATCACCTGTGGCATCGTCGGTGGCATTATTAGTGGCATTATTAGTGGCATCGTCAGTGGTATCAGTGGAATCATCAGTGGCATCACCTGTGGCATCGGTATCAGTATCAGTTCCAGTTCCAGTACTATCTCCATTTACAGTGAAATTTTCGAAAAACCTCTGTTGAGAAATCATATTTGTTACAAGAGTAAATACAGTTGCAATCATTATAGAAAATACGGGGTCTCTATTTCCTTTATATACTATTAAACTTAAGAATAATACTCTAAATACAGGATTTTCAAATACTTTTATTATAAAGTTAGGTAACTTTGGACTTGCTAAACTAGCATAGAGCAAAATAATTACTGTCAATACTGTAGACGAGTATTTATTTTCAAATACAGCAGACATTGTTCTTTCTATGTGTTCCATTTATATATTTTAATTTAGAAAATATAATTCTTAAATGTATTTATTTTTAAATTAAAATATTTTTTTATTTATCTTCATCAACATAGTAATCTTCTAATTCCATATTCATTTCATCAAGTTCTTGATCAAGTTCTTGATCAAATTCTTCATCTAGTTCTTCATTAAGATCCTTGGTGGGAGGAGCACACACATGAGTCTCATAGTCAAAATCCTCATTATCTACATCATCTCCAATTCTATCTAAACATGCCCCGGTGTATTGTGGAGGGGGATTTTTAAAGTCACAACAACATACTTGTTTCCAATTTTTACCATCTCTAATTTCTTTTTCATCAAATTCTACATCTTTACAATTATCTATTTTTTTTAAATCATTATTATGATCATGATCGTGATCATCATCCAACTTATCAGTAAATCCTTCAAAGAAAGTTTGTTGATCTAATAGTGATAAAGTTACAGTAAAGACAACAGCTAGTAAAATTGAAAGTTTTGGGTCTCTATTAACAGAGTAGGCAATTAAACCTAAGAAAATAACCTTAAAAATTATATTACTAAATAACATTCTAATAATCTTTGGTAATTTTGGTGCAGCAGTACTTCCATAAACAACTAATAATGTTGTTAAAATAGTTGAGACGTATTCATTTTCATGCAACGTAGAATAAATTTTATCTACAATATCCATTATATTATATTTTAGATAAAATATTTAAATATTTTATTTTTATTACTAATTAGTTTTTGTTTTTATTTTTGTTTTTATTTTTGTTTTTATTTTTGTTTTTATTTTTGTATTTTAAAATTTTATTTACTAATGTTAAAATTATAGTAAAAATAATTGCTAATAAGATAGATAATTTGGGATCACTATTAACAGAATAAGCAAGTAGAGATAAGAAGATAACTTTAAAAACAGGATTTAAAAATAATATTTTAAAAATTCCTGGTAATTTTGGAGCAGCATTACTACCATAAACAACTAAGAATGTTGTTAAAATAGTTGAGACATATTTATTATTATGCAAAGTAGAATAAAATTTGTCTACGATATCCATATATATATATATTTATATTATATTTATTTCAAAAATATTTAAAAAAAATATAATATTTTTATTTGTGTTTACTAAGATTTTTATCTCAAGTAAAAAATAATACTAATGCAATTTTGCACATTAAATGAAGCTTGGGGAAATAAAGATTATATAACAGAAAATTTTAAACAAGATAATAAAACTGATAATAATTCAGAAACCGAAAAGAATATAGAAGATGTTTATATCCCAACCCAAAAAGAAACATTTAAGAATTCTTATAGAAATTCAAAAAAACAAATTAAAAATGTTTATTATAATGCAACTGATGAATCATATGAACCTTTTACTGATACAATAAACGACTCCAAAGAAAGAGACAAGTTAATCGACCGAGTTCTAAAAAGTAGAAGATGTAGAAGTGTTCTTAGAAAAAAATTTAGACCTAATCTTGTTAACAAATTAATTTTAATTTTAGATGACTATCGTGATGTGATAGTTCTTGTATTAATTGGATTTTGTATAATAATATTCTTAAATATGATATATAATATTAATAAAAAGTGAATGTTATATCCAATTTTTTATTGATATAATTAAGCTTTTGGAAACCACTTAATTAATAATATATTTGGTAAATATAAATCAGATTCAAAGTTATTTTCAGAAAGTTTTTTCTTAACAAATTTAATACAACTTTTTAAATCATAAGTTGGTAATCCTAAGATAAATTCAGGAACTTCATACCATACATAGTAATAATTACCTGCGCTCGCAAGTATAATTTTCTTTTCTATAGTTTTATAAATTTTTTCAAACGTTATTATTTTTATTTCGTCTCTTTTTTGTTGTTCTTTAATAAGATCATTTGCATTGACCATTTATATTGGTTGCTAAAAAATTTTTAAATTTAAAAAGTACAGTTTGGATATTTATACCAGAATGCTTTTAATCCAAATTCAGACAAAGCGTATCGTAAAAGTATTTATATACAGTTTATTTTCTAAATATCTTTAATGTTTAGAAAATATAATAAAATAATAGTTTTTATTTCAATAATAGTTGCAATATTTTATTTTAGAATAGTAACAGTAGAAGAAGAACTATTTTCGGAAATTAAAGGTGTGACAAACGTTCTACTCTTAGAAAATATTAAGAATGACCCTTTATTATTAAAGAAAAGAGAGAAAGATATCAAATTAATATCAGAGTCTGAAAGGAAAGATGATAATATTAGGCAACCAACCAGAAAAGAGATATCTTACTTGAGAATTACCAAGTATCCTCATTATAAAAGCAAAGACAAGTTTAGAATATGTTTTGGCAGCTGTAATGTATCTCCAAAAAATAGGAGTATTTGGCAAAATATATCAAGTTATCAACCCGATTTATGGATATTTTTAGGAGATAATTATTATAATGATTATAATTTAGTAAAAGATGAATGGATTATAGATAATGAAAGTATAATAACTAATCATTTTGAAGTAATTAATCAAATGAAAGATAATATATCCTTTAAAAAATTCTTAAAAGAACATAAATATTTGGCAATTTGGGATGATCATGATTATTATAAAAATAATAGTGATTTTAATGTTAATCCTGAATTACAAGATTTACTTAAAAAGTCCTTTCTTAATTTTTTTAAAGTTCCAAAAAGTGATATTAGATATGAAAGAAACGGTATCTATACCTATTATGATTTAGAAATAAATGGTGTTAACATGGTTAGATTTTTTTTATTAGATATTAGAACTAATAAAAGTAATTTAGACATTCTTGGTAAAGAACAATGGACTTGGCTTGAAGAAAATTTAAAGAATTCGCCAGCCGACATTAACTTTTTAATATCTGGTACAGTCTTTATAGGAAAAAAAGATATAGATTACGAATCTTGGGAGAAAACAGGATGGTCTTTTAAAAAATTAGAAGAGTTACTTCGTATAAATAATATTAAAAATGTTATTTTGATTTCTGGTGACATACACCAAGGACGAACGGTTATTAGAAATCACCTGATTGAATTTACTTCTAGTTCGTTAACTAGTAAGATATTCAAAGATGAAATAATAATTGATTCTCATACATCATTAACCAAAAATAATTTTGGATTTATTGATATAGATTATAGTAATCTTGATACTCCAGTTTTCACTGGTGGATTAATAAATTTTAATGATGGTAAGAATTCACACCTAATCAAGTTTGAAGCAAAATAAATAATAGTTGTAATCTTCATTTGTCTCAACTATTACAAAAAGGTTAAATAGAAAAATAATGCCAACAATACCATTCTTTTAATAGGTGATTCTAAATTTAGAATATTATTATATTTTTTATTTATATACAAATATAAATCATGAGATTTATAACCCAATACTAATCCTATTAAAGCACCAACAATAGTTTGTTGAATAGTATGACACTTTTCAATATATACTCTCGTAAACATCATTATAGGTACTAATAACGATAACATAAATATAGATAATTTATCTTTATTGTCTAAACTACTAAATTTTCCATCTTTGGTATTTCTATGTATAATATCTTTTATCAAAAATCCAGTATGTATACCTGCAAATTGAGAATGTCCACTAGGAAACCCAAAACTAGTAGCAGGTTTATTAGGACAATTAGTAAAATATCCACAATCAGTTGCATTTATCGGTCTACTTCCTTGTCCAAGAATTGGCAAGTTATCATTATTTGCTGTAAAAATAGGAACTGCTATAACATGCTTTAAAAAATAATTTAATGAAGAACTTAAAATAATAATAACTGAAAGAAATAATGATTCTCTTTTGCCATAAATTAAAGCAATAAATAAATTTACATATACCATAATCAATTCTGAAGCCTTTATAAATTGGAAAAATAGATTACTATTAAAATAATGCGGTATAATACTCATTATAATAATATATATATTAATTTATTTCATAATTCTCACAAGTACTATTTAGCATATATATTATATAATATATATTCTAAAAAGAGTATTATTAATATAGCTTCTTCTAAATCTATTTTTTCATAAATGGATTTAAATACAAACTGAAACCGCCTGATAAAATACAGGTATGTATCATAGGTTAATAAAAGAATTAGTTTAAATGTTTAAAGTAAAAATATAATTTAATATAATGATTGATACTCTTTGCTTTGGCGGAGGTGGAATAAAGGCCATTTCATATTTAGGTGCATTAAATTATCTGGAGGAAGAAAATTATATCAATATTAGCAAGATTAAAACTTTCTCTGGAACTTCAGCGGGTGCTATAATATCATTTTTATTTAACATTGGATATACCGTTAGAGAATTAATTGAGTTTGTTCTACAGTTTGATTTTTCTAAATTTGAACCAGATATTAATTGTAATATTTTTTTAAGCGAATACGGTTTAGATACTGGCGAAAAAATTATGTCAGCTATGAAAACATTTCTAAGTGAGAAATACCAAATTGAGGATATTACATTTATTGAACTTTATAATAAAACTAATATTGAATTAGACATTGTAACAACCAACTATACTCTTTCTAAATGTGAAATATTTAATTATAAAGATACTCCGGATGTTTCAGTTTTATTAGCCATCAGGATGTCTATATCAGTTCCATTTTTTTACACACCAGTAGAATATAATGATTGTTATTATGTAGATGGTGGATTAACTAAAAATTTTTCATTAATTGATTTTAATCCTGAAACTTCATTTGGATTAACAATATTTAACAAAAGTTTAAACAATATTAATTCTTTACAAGATTATTTACATGGCTTAATTTCTATTACTATAGGATGTATTAGTATGAATGCTATTGAAGAAGCCAAAAAACATAATTTAAAATATAATTATATAGAAATATGTTGTAAAAATCGTAATCCTGTAGACTTTGAATTAGATAAGGAAGCTATAACTTTTTTTCTAGAAGATGGTAAAAATGAATCAGAGGAGTATTATACAAAATTTGTAATAAGAGATGTTATAGAAAATATTGTAAATAAATGTTTAGAAATAAACAATTTAACACCCATCTAAATTTTTTATACCATATTAAGTATAAATGCCTCAAATCGTCAATTTAAATGATTTTACTAATAATGATACTACAGAAAGCAAGTATGGTAAGTTTGAAAAAGCTATCTTTAAAAAAAATATTAAATTAGAAGATATAAATAAAAATGGACATGTACAACTTGAATACGATATTCAAAATAATCCTTACTTAGAAATTGCTACCAGTAAAAGCAGTTTAGTATTAACAAGTAATTCAATAAAAGCAGATAAAGCCTCTTTCAATAATATTAAACTTAAGGGGGATGATATTGAAGAAACAATGAATAAAATGATGATAAAAATTAGATACTTGGAAGACAGAGTAACTGAATTAGAAGAATCTAGAAAGATTGTAAAACTCGATATAAATGATGAGTTTAATGAAAATTTATATTTAATTGAATTTAAAAATCCTATTATTGGGTTATTTGGAATCTTTAAATTAAATGATAAAAAAGAATATTTGTATATATGTTACTATATCGAGAATAATATGTCCTATTGGAAATTAATTAATAATATAGAATATTAAACATTAGTTGCTTTTGGATATAAATTTTCCAAATTTTTACTCAAATTCTTATATTCTTTCATTTTTTCTGATACATTTTGTTCTTTAAATTCTATTTTAGGTTGAATACTAAAAGCTCTATCTAAACTAGAATAATTATTTGATTGTGTTTCATCATTCGAATATAACATATCATAACTTTTTATAGATAAATATTGATCACCTATAATTTCACCATTATATTCTAATATTTCTTTCTTACTATGACTCTTAATTATTTGGTGATTATCATCATCTGATTTTATATTATCAAATTTATTATTAAATTCTTTTTCATTTTTAATATTATCTTGATTAATTAATATTCCTTCGTCCATCTCCTTCTTCCTTCTATCGTATCTATTTAATGTAGTCTCATCATCCCAATTATCTGGATTAAACCCATGTTTTTGATTTAATGATTTTACTTTTTCATGATAAGATGTCTTAACATCAGTTGGCATTGATGCTAATTTATTTTGTAAATTATTATCTACTTGAGAAACAGAATCTTCAAATTTTTGTTTTAAAGTTATATGAGCTAAACTCTCACCTACAGAAGTTAGTATCCATTCATCGTAATTGTGTCTAAGTTCTGGATTAGTTAAAACTTGGTTTGCTATAGTAAGATGATTATAAATTTCTTCATCAAGTAAATTATTTTTATCTGGATGAAATTTTATAACTAATTTTCTATATGATTTTTTAATTTTGGTTTCGGAAGAATCTGAGGAAACACCAAGTAATTCATATAAATTAAATTTTAGTTGTTCAAAATTAATCTCAATAAAATGTTTCGACATTATATATAAAGATATAAAAACTCTTTAAAATGAAACTATTATAAATTTAGAATAAAAAATTAATTTAAAATCTAATATTTTATAATGATAAATTTAAATGAAAAAATAAAAGCTTCTATATATTTACTTTCCTATTTTGAAACGCTTGGATTTAATAACACACAATGGGAATTTAATTATGGTACAACTCAAATAAATAAACATAATGCTAGTTATGTTTGGTTAAGTATACTACATCATTTTTTCGCCATAGGAGGTTTCAGCAATATTGATATTACTACCTGGGATTCGAGTGATGATACTATTATGACGATTGCGACTGGTTTAGCATGTATTGACGGTGGCAACGAACAAAGTTATCTAGAACAATATCTCGTTATTCTAGATAAATTAAAAGATAGTAAAAGAGCATCTGGTATAGGGACCTTAAAAAATCTAGAAATAATGAAAAGACTAAGAACAGTTAATAAGTTGGAACAAAAAGAAACGATGGGTGGAAATGGTGCAGCAATGAGAACCTCTCCAATAGGATTAATTTATCATCGTGAAAAAGATGTTGATTTATTAATAGAAAATTCGATAATTTCCAGTAGAATAACACATAATTATAGCTTAGGATATCTTGGCGGTTTAATTACTGCATTATTTACAAGTTATGCAGTAAGAGGTATTATGGTATGGGATTGGGTTGATCATATGTTAAATCTGTATGAAAAAGGAAATATTGATAATTATATGAAAAAAACAAATATTTATGAAACATATATTAAAGAAAAAAATCAATTCTTTGATAAATGGTATCATTATCAGGAACAAAGATTATCAAAGTTCAAGTATCAACCATTTGATTTTATACATTATGACAATCGCATTGAGAATCTAGAATATTATAATGATTATAAAGGTAAAAATGGAGAAAAAAATTATTCTAGGTTTGGAAGTTCTGGATTAAGTGCTCCTATAATAGCGTACGATTCTTTACTAATGAGTTTTACATCTAAAAAAATACCATTTGATTTAAATAATCCGAAAGATATTAAAATAAGTTTAGATAGTGTATTATTCTTTTCTTCATTACATTTTGGCGATAATGATACCACCGGTGCAATAGCAGGAGCTTGGTATGGTGCTCTCTATGGATTTTCACAATTTGATGAAAATAAATTAAATCAATTAGAATTTAATAAAGAATTAAAAAAATTAAGTGATTTAATTATTTCAAAGAATTGAACTTATAATAAAGTTTTCATTTGTTCAGCCAATCCTTCAACAGTTCTCTTACCTTGATAATCTACAATTTTATTTCCTTTATGGAAGATTACAGATGGATATCCAGGTATGTCATATTGTTTGCATAATCCTTGTGCATTTTCATTGCTATCATCGTCGCATTTCACATCCATTATTTCTACATTTGAATTATTCTTATACTTTTTTTGAAAGTTATCCCAAATAGCTTGAAAATCTTTAGAATATCCACACCAAGAAGTATTAAAATTATATATTTTAAGTTTATTATCAGTCTCATCAGTAAATAATTCTTGTTCTTTTCTACACCAGAAAAAATATACAAAAATAAGTACTAAAACAATCCATGTTGTTAAACTTAAACCAAAAAATTTATGTTCTAACATTATATATTAATAAATATTATAAAAAAAATTTTAAAAATTATAAAAATATATAGATTTTTTTTCTAAATATATATTTTTAATATTTTTTTTTCTAAACCGATATATACATGTCAGGTACTTTTGACTATTACCAAAGATACGATAAATTAGTAAAACTAATTTCACAACAAGATGCTGAAAAATATCCAGCACTCAAATTAATTCTTCATCTTCTTGAAATACAACATGACAAGAACCAACAATTAGGATTTGATGGTAACACCTATTACCCAGAAGCAGATGCTAATAATCAATTCATTAATAATAATAGAGAATCAAGTGGTGGAAACACAGTTAGTAAACATTGGGTTGATGCCTTAAACGAATTTGCTAATGTACCTACAAAGGTAGCACCAACACCAGTAAACTTTAAGGATATGAAAAACCAATATGATAACTTAGATGGCCCTCAAAAAGGGTTAGCATCAAAACTTTTGACTGCTATGTACATATTTACCCAGGGCAGAAATGAACTTTCTCTTGAGAAAGCATTACTTCAAAAACAGGGTATTACTGTAACAGGTAGACCAGCCCGAGATATTGTGAATAATTTAAGTTTAGAAAATATATATAAAAGTGATGCAAGTTCATACGGTAACAATGGAATTACTCGTGCAAGTATTGATGGAACATCACCTCGTCAAGTATACTACTATGGTACAGGTGAAAAATTACCATTCAATATCGATAAAACTATCTTAACTCAATTACTAGAAGATGCATACAAACAAGCTAGTGCCGCATCCACAGGCAGTACCAACTTTTTTAACACTGCCGCTACCGGTACTGTACCAGCAGATTCAGATTTAATTTTCTACAGAAAGATGGGTGAACCAACTGCTCTTTACAGAAAAATAAATGGTACTGAAACACGTGTTGAAAGAGGTAGTCAAGAATTCATGAAATTAAAAGACGGAGGAAACTGCTTTACCACCGGTTACCAAGGAACCAAAAAAGACCAATCTTGTTATGACTTGGTAACAAAATGCTTAAAAGGTACCAAAATTGAAGATTGCAAGGAATTTATGAAGTCAAGTAACTGGAACGAGGCTGTTGCTAAAGAAGATGTTAGTCCAGATATTGCAATTGATTTATTAAGAAAATTTGGATTTAGTAAAATTAATGTTGAAGTTAAAGAAATTGGTAGACACCTTGATATGATCGAAGATTATGATTCTTGGATTAGTAATTTATCTGACAGATATGTCAAAACTGGAGGATTAGATGCGAACGACTTGAAATCTATTGCCAGTAATACCGCATTAACTAGTTACTTAAAGAGAATGATTGGTATTGTTAACAGTAATCCTGGTATTCTTAACAAAGATTACGTTGGTAAATCTAACTTAACCACAAACCCATCTGCCTTTGCTACTACTCAATTAGGTAAATTCGGTTTATTACCTAAACAAGTTGTTACTGCTAGTGGAGTTCCAACCATGTCCTCTGTACTTTCCTTACAAAATGCAGTTATGTCCAATAGAAATACTATTGGTATGAACTGGGGTATTATGCCACAAGGTCTTATCTTCCAAAGAGGTGGTGGTATGTCATCTGGAATTGCTGAAGTTTTAGAAAAAGCAGAAAATAACAGTGAATTCCCATTAAAACTATCTCATTTAATGGATGAAAGTTTCAAATCATTTATTACCTCATTAAAGAGTCATGGTAAAGATTTAGATAGTTCTGATATGCAACATATCAACACCTTAATTGCTGACTTAAAAGAGAAAGAAAATAAATTATTTAAAGCTGCTATTTATACCGATAAATACGTTAGATTAATTGGTGCTTTAGGTCAATCCGATAATACAAGTGTTGTCAAACTTGACCATGTTAAAGACTTTGTTGACAGAAGAAATAGTTATTTTGACAAAGTTGGAAAGAAACAAGACGATTTATTTGCTATCCTTAAAGCATTAGCTGATGCTCAACAACAAGAAACCACCGAACCTGTTAAACCAGTCAGTGATTACCCAAGATTTTAAATTTGTATAATTTTTTAAAAATCAATAATAGTATAATTTTATACTATTATTAATTTTAAATTTGCTTAAAACTTTGTTCTAAACTATTAATAATGGGTTTAGGATTATTATTATTAGTATCTGTTGGTAAAGAAAATTTATATTTAAGTGGTCAAGCTGAAATTACATATTTTAAATTAGTTTACAAACAACACACTAACTTTAGTATAGAAACAATTCCACAATATTTTAAAACAGAACCAGATTTTTCAAGGAAAATCACAATTAATATATCAAAAAATGCGGATCTATTAAACAAGTTGTATCTCTACATCAAATTACCTAGTATACCAACAAGTCAACATTCTTATCTTCCACCTGGTATAAAGAAATTTAGATGGATAGAAAAAGTAGGATTAGGTATTATTAAAAATATAGATCTAGAAATAGGTGGAACACTAATAGACAGAATCAATGGCGAATATATGAATATCTTTTATGAATTAAACAATAGTATCGGCCAAAAGAAAGGATATAATAACTTTATTGGAAATACTGATGAAGTTAAAGAATACAGTAATGGTAAACAATCAGTTACTTTACAAGTACCATTAAACTTTTGGTTTTGTCAAGATACCGGTCTATCTCTACCATTGATTGCATTAACACATAATGATGTTAAAATACACGTCGAATTTAATAATTTTAATAAATGTTACTTGGAAACACCTACTAACTATATTAAAATTAAAAATTATTTTTGTTTGTATAAAGAGAATGAACTAATTAAACAAAATATTAATGGTATTATAGCCATCGGTAGATTTGTTTATTTTGATGTAGTAGAAAAAAGATTATATTATGATAAAATTTCCAATGACTTTAAAATTCCTCCAGTCGAATCTTCATCTTATAATATTATTGGTCAAGATACATTATTCGAAGTTAGTCTATCAACTACAACTCAAGTTGTAAAAGACGAATCATATTTTTTATATAATTATCCATCGATCGAATCATCATTTTTATTAGCTAATTATGTGTATTTAGATAATAATGAAAGATGGGAGTTTACACATAAAGAATTAGAGTATTTGATACCGTTAATTAATATTATACCAGAAAAGAAACTATATAGTATTAATGGATCATACAAAATAGATTTAATAAATAATCCAACGAAAATTTTATATTGGAGAGGACAATTATTATCGAATTATGAATCTAATGATATATTTAATTATACATGTAGTCCAGTTGATGATAATTCTAATATTCTAATAAATAATGTTAATATTGTAATAAATTCTATTAACCGAGAGGATTTTAAAGAACACAAGTTTTATAAACAATTACAAATTTATAAAAATCGTATGTCATCTTGTCAAGATGGTATAATGTTATATTCTTTTTCATTATTTCCAAATGAATATCAACCATCAGGAAGTTTAAATTTTAATAAATTAGATGATGCATATTTACAATTAACATTAAATAAACTAATTACTTATCAACAACCAATGTTAATGAGAGCTTACGGCGTAAGTTTAAATATATTTAGAATTATTGATGGACTCGGTTCATTAGTATTCTTTAACTAAATCCAACTTAAACTTGCCACTCCACTAATAATTCTTAAGATTTGGTATTCTCTTACCACTGTGGTTAAAAATACATTTTCTTTTGTAACTAATTTATCCATCTCTAATTCAAGTGTTGGATTTTTTAATATATTAAAGTTTAGTTCACCCGAAGGTTGTTCTAAAGTTGGATATAACGAAAAGGAATACATACCTATTCCTAAATCAGGACTTCTATTCATTTTTTGATACGGTAATACGCTATTATAATATCTAAAATTATTCTCTGATAATAAAGATCTTCCATTAACTTTAAAATTTAAGTTTTTAATCGGTGATTTCTTAATAATTTTCTTGGTATCTTTGAATGTGTATTTTAGATAAGTAAATAACTTTGATAATTTTGATCTTAATCTATTATTAATTATTGCTTCTGTAGTAGTACCAAAATAAGAATCATTATAATTATCATAATACGATAAATACGCAAAGTAGATATATAATATAAAATCATTATCGTAATTTAGTAATATTTGATTGGTTTTAATAATATTAACTATTCCAGTCCCATCATCGTTATCAATCATATTATAAATATTTTGCATAATATTGAATTTTTCTTTATAACTTGTTGGTATATTATCATTAAATTCTCTATTATTCTTAATGTATTCATTATATATATTCTTAGTTGTTAAAAAATCTTGATAATAAACATCTCTCTCTACTGTTTCAATTGATAAATAATTTTTATTCGTATCTCTTGATTTTAATATCCAAAAAATATCTTTTACTAGACCTTTTATTGGTATATTCACTGTTTTAATTATATCTCTAATTAAAGTATTTCCAAGTGCTACATTTCTTTGGATCAAGTATTCATGATTGTATTCAGCAAAATTCTGACGTTCTTTCGAACCTAGAAGAATAGTGTCTGTACACATCTGAATAGATAAAGTATTAGGGAGTTCAGATATTAGATTATCCAAATTATTATTTATTAAATTTCTAAAGCTATTAACTCTAACTTTTAAATTAATTAATGTATTTTCTAATGCAATTAATGGTAAATAATTTGAAGATGATTGATTAAACCATAATACTAGTGGAAGATATAGATAAAATTTACCATCTTTTAAAACTGGTTTATTATTAATTTTCTTATTCTTATCTAAATATAAATCATTAATCTTTGAAATGTTCTCATTAATCGAATCTATCCTCTGATCATTAAAATATAAGTCTATATCAGAAAATATTTTTTTAGAATAATCTTCATCCCAAATTATTTCTTCTTTTTTGGTTTCACTCGTATTTAATTCTATTTTATAGTTTTCATAATCTAACTTTTCAGGAAATGAATATTTTTTATCTGATATCATAATCAAATCTAAATTACTATTCGTTGTATTATAAGGAATAATGAACAAGTTTACGGAATTCGTAGTATCATTTGGAAATAGTATTAGACTTTGATCTTCTAAAATTTCAATTCCAATATTGAATTTATTTGTATCTATATTCTTAATAATAATAGAATTAAAATTAGTATTTGATTGAAATAGAACATCATCCTTTCTAATATTCTCGTTAACATCATAATTGGTACTATAAAATTTATATTCATAATCCCCACTGTCTAATTTATTAATAGTTGAAAAATATATTCTATTATTATATTCACCTATTAAAAATATATCAATGCTATTGTCAAGTGAAGTTCTTAACTTGTAATTATAGGTTAGGTTGACAATAATATCACTCTTTGGAAAACTGTATATGAAATTACCTATTTCCTTATTGTTATTAGTTAAATATTTTAAAGTTACTGGCATAGATTTGTTATTAATAAAGTTTTTCGACAACCCAACATTTAGTAATCTATTATATTCATAATGTATTGATATTCTATTTTCTGTACTAACCTGTTTAAAATTAAAGGTATTATTGGGTGTTATAGTACCAATACCCGTCAAATCTAGCATCATTATATTTCCTTGAATATATATTTTTGAATTGTCGATTAGATAATAACTACCACTTATATCCACATAATATTTAAAATGTTCATTAAATATAAGAGTAATATTTGAGTTGGAAATAAATGAAAGAATATTTTCAGAATATTCATAGGTTGTTATATTAATTATATTAACAATTTCCGTCTCATAATCACTTAAATATGAAGCTGTATAGAATTCATTAGTTTGAAATATGAAATTATTATCATTAGTATATGAATATAAAACACCAGAAATATCAGTATATCCAGTTCTTTTTAATGTAATACTTGAATTATTTTCTAATATACTAATATCATTTAATATTTCTGTTAAATAAAAGTTATCACTCGTATCAATAGAATTAACCAAGATAGGATTCCTTTTTTCTATTTTAAATGTATTGTTTAATTTTTCTGGTGCTGTTAAAATAGTGTCGACGAATACTGTTATCTTGTTGGTATCTATAATTTCTATATTACTCACCCCTATATTATCTACATTATAATTAATATTTAATGGAGTAGAAGTCTTATAACCAATATTATCCAAATCTTTATCAAGTTCTAAATTATAAATATAGTTACTAGTTTTTAATGATTCAATATTGTTAAATTGATAATAAAAGAAAATCGCATAATTAGAATACATATTTATTAATTCACTGATACCAATAATATAATCAAACCCAGAAGAGTCAGTATATACTTGATAAATAGAATCATTTACATTTAAATATATTTCGTTACCTGCATTTTTAAAATTAGATTTATTAAAATTCTTAGTAAATGTTATATATAATCTATCTTCTTCATCTATATTCTTAAATTCTTGTTTATTTATACCTACTATTTTTTCTATTTTAATGTACTTATCATTCGTTATTAAAATTGGTGATATAATATTAAACTTTGTATCCGTTGTAGATGTTTCATAATTATTTATAATTATATCATGAAAGTCAATCTTTAAAAATATATCACCAGAAGACAAATCATTTATTGTTAAAGCTTCATAGTAATATCCAATAAATTCGGTATTTAAAATTGAATAATTATTTTCTATTATTAAGGATATGTCATTATAGTCTCTATACTCTTCATTTGAAGTAAATTCTATCAGATTAGAATAATAATTAGTAATATTAATATCTATGTTATTTATAACATTTTTTCCTTCTAATATATTTAATTTATAATTATATTCTGGTTTAAATTGTATATCATCTGTAGACCTAATTTGATATTTAAATATATCATTACTTTCTAACCTATAATGTATCGTTTCTGGATTAGTATAATCATTAATATTTAGTGGATACGCATCATATAATAATTCTTCTTGAGTAAAATCATTCTTAATTATTTTATTATAACTATCTAACCCAAATGGTTTTGAACCAAATTCAGAATCTAGAATTCCATTATATAAACCATTTATTTCATAATTAGGATCTTTATCATAACTAATACTAAGTTTATCATTAAATTCTGTATTAAATAATTGGTACATTTCTTTGTCTTTATCCAAAATTGTCTCCCATTGTTTACTTATAAGTATCTTTTCCAATGTTAATATATCGTATCGAAAATTAAACGACTCTCCGTCCTTCAAATACTCCATAAATGTACCCTTACTTAAATACAATTCTGATATTTTTTGTAAAACTAAATGTGAATCTGAACCAAAAAATTTTAAATCTATATTATTAACAAATTTGTTTATAACGCTGTTTATCTGTTTCTTGTATCTATAAACTTTTAATGTTGATGTTTTATTAATCGTAAACTGACTATCTAAATAAGCAATTCTAACTAAATTATTATTATTCTTGAAGATGTCAGTGTTATTAATTATATTATTGTCTATTTCATCTTTAGTTACAATACAGTTTTTATAAATCATATAATTCTTAGTATCAAGTTCGCCATCATATTTTTCTAAATAAGAATTAATATTCTTGATGGGATCATTCCAAAATGAATAATTATCACTGACTTTATCTATATAATTAAAAATTATATCTTCAACCTTTCTTATATTCATTAATATTTCGTAGTTCTTGAAATTATTATTTGATAACAAATGAACAATCTCTTTTAATTTAGAACTAGATTTCGCTTCTTCATATAATAATAATGACCCATGTATATCAGCATTAGTTGATACATTTCCAGATGAATCAGCAGACAAATGTATTAATTTATTCTGTTTATTGTTTTTATAGGAAATATTATCATTAAACGTGATTGATGTCCAATCCTCAAAAGTTTTACATGAATTAAAGTTAAATTTATCTGCATTACCAGTATTTTCTACAATATCCAATAGTGTATTTACACTAGGTTTAACTTCAAATATATCATTGATTATATTACTACTTTGTTTTGTTGAAATGTACAAGTTTATACTACTGGTAATATCTGAAACTTTGACACTTGATGTTAATTCAATAGTATTATTACTAGTAATACCTGAAGAAATAATTTTATTGTTTTCATTATATAGGTAATACTCGATATCATTATTCTTTAAATTAATGTTATCAATGTTAAAGTCTTTATCAACTATATAATGATTTCTAATATCTCCCTTACTAACATTAATTGGAATAATCACTTTTTCAGTGTGTAGTTTCCAATCATTTCCTAAAAATCTTGTTAAATATGTGTCATTATAACCTTTGCCAGATAATTCATCTTCGCTTTTTAATACATTATTTGATTTAGTTAAATATTCAAAAAAATCCTTCTTTCTGATATAAACAACATTTTTATCCATTTTTGGAATACTATTATAAAATAAATAGTGTTTAGCATCAGCTATTTTAAATAAAATCTTTCCACTATTATCATATATTAATAACTTGTCATATATATCATACTTATCTAATAAAAATAAATATTTAGTACTAACTTCAACTTTCCATTTATTATTTTCCATTAGCGGTTTAGATGTGAATTTTATTGGAACTGATATCCAGTTATCTACTGTTTCTCTTGAATTAATTCCATAGTATAAATTTTGATATACAATTGGATTAATTAACTGTACTATATTATCTCTAATTCTTATTGGTATTATCTTGTTAATAAAAAATTCTGAATCATTATTTGATATATTGTTTGCGATCTTTAATAAGCCATCTTTAAATTCTAATTTAGCATAATGAATAAATATTTCATCATTATATTTTTCTTGTATTAATATATTCTTGGTGGTAGTAATATTAAATGGTAAAACTTTGTAATGATAAGTTAAATCTTCAATTAATATGATACTAATTGGATAATAATTTTCAATAAAGATATCAACAGTATTACTTAAATCATTAAAAAACAAATTAAATAGTTTATCCGTAGTTGTAAATCTGTTATCATTTAAATTTGTAATATTGAATGTTCTAATCTGGATTTGTGTTTGATTAGTATTTGTAAAATAACAAAATAATTTTGAATCTGTACTAGGTTCATCAATATGATAATTATATCCAATATGTGTGTCTGTAATATTAACACAATGGTCATTTATAAGTTCTTTCTTGGAATGACTAAAATTAACTGGAAATGTAATAATATTTTCACCGGATAAATCAATATACTCGTCTACATATATCTCTGAATATTTCACATAATTAACAATATTTCGTAAAGTATAGTAAGAACTGTTAATTAATATCTTTGTATGATAGTCAAAATGTATATTTTTAATTATATTTTCAAAAACACCATTGTTTAATCGAATAATCTTATTTTGATTTTCAATGATATAAATACTAAAAGTCTGTGTTTCCGTATTACCAATTATATCTTTTGCTTGTATGGTTATAGTATTTTCACCTAAATAACAAAATCCTGGAACACCTCTCAAGTTCATATGATCATCTATTGATAACCATGTTGGTAAATTAATACCAACAATATCATATTCAAAAATAACCGAATTATTTGAACTATCTGAAACTCTAATCGGATAAATATACTCGTCGTTAACATATCCATATGTTTTTGGATTAGAATAGAATTTGATAGTATCAGAATCTGTAACTTTTATTGTAAATATTTGTTCTGAAAAAATATTATTCTCGGAAATTTTAATTACTACAAGATGGTCTCCATTACTAGATGGAGTTGTTCCCGTTAAGGTAGAATTCGATAAAGTCAACCAACTCGGAATAATTATAGTAGATAAGTCTATATTAGTATTTCCATTTTCATTATATGAAATATCATATGTATAGACAGTAGATTGTGAAACGGTAGTTGGTGGATTGGAAGTAATATATGGTACATAATTGTTATTTACTAATATATCAAATTCTTGTTTTACTATATTATTACTCGAGTCTGTAGCTTCTAAAATTATAGTATTTGCTCCTATATTTCCATGATTTGGCATTCCGGAAAGTGTGTTATTTGATAAAGTTAACCATATGGGTATACTAATTGCTTTTATACTGCTAATATTAGGTGTTGCAGAAACATTATACGTATATATATCTCCTGTTTTTACATATGTCAAGGGAGTTGATGTAAATATTAAAGAGGTGTTTGTCTCTGGTATATTTATTTTAAAAGTCTGAATAGTACTTGACTTATTATATTCTGCTACAAGATGAATATCATTATTAGTATCATTTATTTCTGGAATACCTGACAAACTATAATTACCCGGTTCACCATTTAATGTTAACCATATTGGTAAGTTAAGACTAGTTATTTTACAATTTGATGGTTCGGTAATTATATTATATGAATATTGTTGTCCTAGATAACCAAATGTATTTGGTTTAGATTCAAATGATATAGTTGGTAGTGTATTAACTATATTACAATCAACCTTGATATTTTTTAAAAGATTATCTTCCTTATTACTATTCAATATGTTTACATTTAAATACAAAGGATAATAGTATTTGTTATTCTCTAAAATATAATAACTGCTGTTAATATGTACATCTAAATTTATATGACCTAAATTTGAATTAGGTTCATCTATGGAAGTAGTTACATTACTATAATATATTGGAATATCTAACACAACTGTACTAGTTTGGTCTTTTGATGTTTTAATTAAATATATTGGATATGTATATTTCTTTGATAATGAATCATAATAATAATATGAAGAATCCTTGTTAAATCCAATATCTGCAATTCCTACATTACTAGAATCAACCCCATCATAATAAATAGTATTTGATCTATAAAAGCTAATATCATAAAATAATTCTTTTTGAAATGGATAGATATCAGTAGAATAATCAGAAAATTCTGTTTCAGTTTCTTCCAAAAATATAATAGAATAATAATTTGATACTAAAGGTTTATCATAATTTAAAATACTACCATTATCAATTAAATAATACTCATTGCCAATATCTATAACACCATTACCATTGAAATTAACTGAACAATTATTTTCTATTTTTAAATATTTTACATGGAAAGGTTGATATGGGTAATAAAAGAAATAACCATCTTTATATTTGATAGTTAAATTAGCAAGAACAAGTACAAGATCTTCATCTTCCTTCCAAAAAACTACATTGTTTAATATATATTTGATAATTAGTATTTTAGACTTTGAAACTCCCGAAACTCTATATTGAGCTACAATTTTAATATTTGTACCTAATTCACTACCAAAATATAACCATTGATTGTTTAAAAAGGTTAATTTTATATCAAATCCATTGTGATTAAATCCATAGTTTAATGTATCATCGTAAAAGATAACTGTCTCATTATCATAATATCCTATATTCTTATTACTTACTATAAAATCACCAAAGTTAATATTTTCTTTATTCTTACTTAATAATTTATTATCTTGTTCTAAATTAACCAAGTTATTCTTGATGTCATAGTTATTAATTAATCCTAATGAATAATAACTACTATAATAAGGTGATATATTTTTAAAATCATACTCTATGATTATATCAAAACTATATCCATGATATATTAGGTCATAATCTTTAATTAATAATTTTAGATGACTAATCTCAATAATTTGTCCTATTTTAAATTCTCCAAAAGATGAATAAATAATTTTTATTTTAGTATTTAAAAAAATAGGAACGTCTACTTTTATTCCTTCGAATAGATTTACATATAAGATAGCTGAATTGTTGAAACTTTCAAATTTATGGTCTATTAATATATAATTATCTTTCTTCTCAATTATATTCACATAATAACATCTATTATTTACAAATAATATAATAGAACTAACCTTGTTAATAATTTCTTGATTAGACTCATTAATAAGTATCATATTATCGTATAAATTTACTTTATCAATTAATTCCCAATAATTTATTTTATCATTCAATGATATTTTTTCTTTCATTTTATGTTCTTTATAATAAGCATTGTTTGGTTCGATATCAATATCCATATAAGTAATATTATTCTCATAACTTTTAATATCTGTAAGGGAAATATTATTATTTTCAATTATAGTAGAACCATCTGTACTAGTAAATATTTCTGGAATACATCCAATAAACGTATTATTATTTGAATTTTTTAACTTGTTACTATTACCTCCTGTTATCAAATAAGGTTCGTGTAAAAACTCATAACTTCCTGTATAATCCATCTTCAAAGTTTGTTGATAATTATCATCTGTAATAACTCTCATGATAATATTAAAGTTATAATTGTTGTCATTATAAATAAAATTTACATTAAAATCAAATCTCTTAAAATCTCCTTTTATGAATTTAGTTCCAGAACTAATTTTAAATTCATATTCACTTCCATTTGAATCTAGTTTTAATACTTTAATATCGTGGTTATGTGATTCAATATTAACATAAGATATTTTTTCTTTATTCAAATAATATTCCGTTAAATTTCCTATAGTAATAGGCTCAGCCGAACTTAAATCAAATTGTAAGTAAAACAATGAATCATTTTTTAATGTATTAGAAGAATCAATTTCACTTGCAGGTATTTTATATACTGAATCAATTTCTGAACTAAAACTATTATCTGAATAGACATTATATAATAATCTATTTATCTTATTATTAGAATCTGTAACTTGAACATTTATTGGTCGTGTAATACTTGTGTCACTTGTATCAACAAATAACAGATTAACGTCATGAGTATAATTCATATTATTACTAACAAGATATCTTTGATAATCTGGGATTTCAAAATTATTTAATTCAGTAAATGCTAAATTTGTTGTATTAGTCATAACATTATATGTTATATTTGAATTATTTTTAACTTTATAAGTATAAAAATCTTTGGAAACATTAAAACTATTTTCATTTAAAATAAATACACCGGGACTTTGTCCAACCTTTACATTAAGATGTATATCGCTATTATTTATATTTAATTGACCTCCCATACCAGAATGGTTAGAACAATAAAAATATAAATTAGTTTCGTTTATAGGTCCTATTATCTCAATATAGGATCCCGTAGAACCAACAGTTCCATTAGTTGTTACATCTGTTGTATATTCCACACCACCATTATGTGTTCCATTTTCTGTTGTAGAAAAACGCAAAGGATGACCTATATTAGTACTATCTGAATAGTTAAATCTATATTTCTTATTACCTTCTAAGAGTAATGGGTTTGTTGAATTATATATTTTGTTATCAATATAAAATATAAGTCCATTGGTTCCAAGTTCAACAGTAACATCATAATTAACTAATCCTTTAGTAACAGTTATAACTCCACCCATATCCTGATGATTAGTACAATAATAATACATTGTGCTTTCATTGTTAGGAAATGTTTTTTTAACATATGAATAATGAGTACCGTTAGAACTTGCAGTAGGATAATAGGTTACCTCAGATTCATCAGTTGTTCCACTTGTGTGAGTTCCATCTTTTGTTGTAGAAAAACGGAAAGGGTGTCCAATATTAGTGTCGTGTGAATTATTGAATATATATGTTCTTCCAGATATTACTTCTATCGGGTGTGAATTATCATAAATTTTATTATCAATATAAAATATATTTTTATTTATAGAACCAGAAAAATCTACATTGGTTGCAGTAAAATCACTGATTTTATGAAAATTATTATTATAATACATATATAATGATTTCATTTCACTATATTCTTCATCAGGTAATTCTATTTTATTCAGGTCCGTATCTATAATTGTGTTTAATCTTATTAATATTTCATCTAATTCACCGTTTAAAAACCATAAATTTTCTGGTACTGCAGCATCAGGCATATCTTTTAACTTTTTAATTATATCTTCGTTATAAATATATGTATCAGGTGTTAAATCTTTCAAGATATTATGATAACTAACAATACCATTTTTTAATTTCATTGGTTTTTTCTCTATAACATTATTAGATAACTCATAAATAACTTCATCTGTAATATAAACATAATCTTTATTATCTACATTTTCTATTCTTAATATTCCATCGCCTTCTGAACAATATATTTTCTGAGAATCGTAATTAGTTGTTTTCTTATTAAAATGTTTGATATTAACTAACTCTCCTAATGTAAATTTAATATTCGAAAAATTAAAAAGATTTGTCATATTATTCTCAAGTAATATATCACTTGAATCTGTATAAGTATAATTACTAGTTTTTAATGTACCCATAAAGTATTTCGTACTATCTATATCTAGATTGAAAGAACTTATTAGAGCAATATTTCCATTATTATAATCTGTACTTATCACTTTACAAATAACATTGTCTATCAAAATATAGTTATTATCTGACAAATTATCTGCAACAATATTTTTAAATTCATATAAATATAATTCAGAATTTATAAGACCAATATCTATCTTACTATTTGTAATTTCCATGACATACGAATCTTTATACATTTTGTTTGTATTATCATTTATTTTAAACTCTTGTGAATTTATGTGTGTTATTTTATAACAACCACTAATATCATCTACAAACATATAATCTTTACTACTATCGTAATTATATTTGATTGAATCATTAATAATAACACCATCTTTTATTAAACCTGGACCTAAATAATTAAATGTGTTTTTCTTATATTTATAAATTGAATTATTATTTTCTTTAATTACTCCCTCGATTGTTTTTCTAACTGGTTTTAATTCTAAAGTAGAATTAATTGTACTTTCTCCCATCACAATTTCATCTTTACCATAAAAAGTCTTTTTATCCAAGTCTTCAAATATATCAAAATGATTATCAAATAAATATTTATAATTATAATCTTTACCACTCTTTTCATTGTAGATATAATTTCTATAATTTTGTTGAAAATCATAAAAATATCCAAAATTATTATTAATATTTGTACTACCAATATCATACCATAATAAATTACTTTTAATATATACCAATTGTTTATTAATTTCAGTTTTATAATTTTCTAAAAAATCTAACATATCAATATTTAATTTATTACTTAATAGTAATGGTTTATAATTAGTAATAAAAATACTCTGTCCGGTACTTGAATTTAAGGATAAATTAAGCTGACTGTCGTATGAAACTCCTCCGTCAGAACTATAAAAATCAATAACCATTTTACTATACAAATTATAATCTTCATACTTAAAAGGATTTAGTATATTATAATTAAACTTTGATGTATCAATTGATATATTCTTTTCATTTAATAATGATATTATATTATTGTTATTAAAGGTTTTCAATAACTGTTCTATAGTTTTTCCAAAAACACCATTATTAATATTCTCTAATCCATTATTTTGAAATAAATGTATTGCTTTTGAATTTGTAGTCTCTATAGTATCTATAATTTTATTAATATCATAGGAATCTAATTCTTTAGCAATTGCTGATTCAATATCTGTTATTAAATTTTCCTTACCTATATAATTAGCATTATCGAAAGCAATAATATCATAATCGAATGAAGATGATACTAAATTTGTTTCATACCGTAAAATTTGATTTGAATTAATTTTTTCATTAATATGTAAATACTCGTCATTCAATTTTAAATATTTTAATTCATCCATTAATTCGGTATCAATCGGTAAATTATATAAAATTATATTTCCGTCTTTAGTAGTAGATTTATCTAAGAATAATATCATGGGTGTTTGTATAAAATAATCCATCAAATCATAACTTTTTTCTTCATTATCCAAGAGATAGAAAGAAGTATAATTTATTAAATTTGGAAGATAATTATTTACAAATACTATGATTTTATAATCTTTATCAATAATATCAGTAGTAAAATCACCTTCTGGGTTTAAAATTTTAAAAGTAATATATGTATCATCTGTTGAAGGAGGTCCTAAATTTATAATCCTTGTTTCAGTTTTGATATAATAAGTATTATTTCCATTTTTTACAAATTTATGGTAATTTTCAAGATTAGACGATTCGTTTTTTATTTTAAGATAATTATAATTTACTAGATTTGGTTTAACAGATATTTTACCACTAAAAACAAACTCTTCGTGTACAAAAGGAATTGTTTCCAAATAAATTTGTGCAATGTTATTAAAATCAAGAGGTAATGAGTAAGTATCTTCCGTTTCCTTTGAAAAATATATATCATTCAGACTCTCGGTTTTATTAAAAACTATTCTCTTTTTTTCTTTACTTGAATCTAAATATTCTATCTTTAAGAAATAATTTTTGTTATTATCAAATACTATTCTTAGTAAATTATTATTTATAAATTTATTTTCTAATATTAAATATTTATTAGTTGTTGTATCTATTTTCTTGTAAAATAATATAATATTATCATCATATATTACAGTTCCTTCAATATTAAAAGTTAATGAATCATTGTTTATCAAGTTATTATAATTATTATTATCAATAGATTCAATTTGATATTTAAATTTGTTTTCATCCGTAAAATTTGAACCATTTTCTAAAACTGGTGTTATTTTAATCTTTTCTGTAATTACATTATCACTAGTTTTAATATAATTTATATAGTATTCATCTAAAGTTGATAAGGATGTATTATCTGAAAAATAAATATTAGAATTAGAATATAATTTTGCTCCATTTAAATCTATATCTTCTTTTTCAGGTGTAGTAACATAATAAGTAGTGTCGGAATTGATAATATTAACATGATAATATCTATTATTTTGATAAAGTAAATTTTGTTTGTCTACGTTAATATTAGCACCAGTATAAGTAAAATTCATATTTGTACTATCTATATTACTAGCATCTGAATCTAATATAATTTCTTTACTACTTGGATCTAACACAAAAACTGATACTGATGAAATTATAGGCGACCATTCAATCAACTTATATGTTTGATTATTACTCTCTAATAGATCAAGTGGCAAAGGGTCACCTCTTATCTTAAATGAGGTGCCACTACCATTAATGGATAATAATGTAATTAAATAATCAGTATTGTTATAAGAAATATAATATATATAAGTAGAATTATAATTGAAATAATTAACTGTCGTAGAATCTATAGTTAAAATATTATATAAAACATCATTAATCGTTGATGAACTAATGGAAAAATTGGATATATTAACTGTATTTTCATAGGAAATTTTTTTGTATATTTTAATATTGTAATTAGAAATCTTCGTTGAATCAAATAAATCGGCAGACAAATAATTATTATTTGTTAAATTAAACTCATGTTGTATATTGTTAACAGTTGTAGTATTTGTATGTAAATTAATAGTACTATTAATTCCTTCTGGTGCTGATTCTAATGTAAAATTAAATATATCTGTATTAATATATGTATTAGAAGTAAACAGTCTATTATTATTTGTATCAAAGGTTAAATTATTTTTAGAAATCTTTAATGGCGTGTAATCAATATAATATTTATTAATTGGCATATATAATGTGACAACTAGATCAAAATCAGATGTAATTATAATATCTTTATCTAAAATTATCTTTGTTTGTCCATTTGAATAACTTGAAGTCACAAGATAATAATTACTATTATAAAGTAACTCTAATTTAAATTTCTTATCAAAGAATGACCTTCTAACCTTATTTGATGGAGATACAAATGAAATTATACGATCCGATTTAGTAAAGTCATTGAAAGTTACTTTTATAGAATATTGGGCATCAATTGTTCCTGTGTAATCTTTATTATATGTTTCATTCGTAATCGTTGTTATTTTACTTAAAGTTCTAAACGATGTAGGAATATTGATATCATTCGTAGATACTCCAATATAAGAATTATTATTAAATAATCTATATAGATCATTTTTTATTTCATTTAATGAAATTATATTGTTTGGAATGAAAGTGTAGAACATATTAATTAATTCAGTTGATTCTTTTATATTTGTGAAATCTGGATAGAAATTACCATTATTTGAAGATTTGCCTTGAATCCTTTTATATCTTAAAAAAACCATATTGGCTATCTTATTTCTCCACCAATAAATAAACTGAATATTTTGTTTATTAATACTATTAAAGTTTTCAAAAATGTTAAATTCTGTTATGTGATAAGCAATCTGATAAACTATATAATTATATATTAATGTTAAATCAAACTTACTACCATACTTATTATAAACTGTTGTTAAATTAGTTTTAGTGATATCGGAATAATTACCATAATTATACTCGATTTTTTTAAAAAATCCATCTTCACCTTCTTTTACAAAAAAATCTAAAAAATTTATTGTATTAAAATTATTGAAATTTTCATATCTATCAATGAATGTATAAATTACTGAATATATAAATTCGATATTATTAAAATCTAAATCTATTGAATTCCACATATTGTTAATATCTTTTTCTATCAAATTAGATGTATTAATGAATTTATCCCAGAATCCACTTTTAAATTGTACTGAAGATTTGCTATCAAAATTAGCAATAAACCCATCATTGATATAGTTATCCCAATCAGTAATATCATGAGTTCTATTATTTTTTGAAATTATAGTATTATCAGTTGTGTAAGCAGTACTGTACATGTTATAAAAAGTAAAATAATTTCCTATATTATCATCATATAGTTTCTTCAAAATATATAGAATAAATCTAGAACTATATAATATAGTATTTTCCAAATATTCAATTAATTCATCTGATCCAATTTCAAATTGTTTGTTTGATAGTATTAAACTCATAGCATTATCAATATCTAATCCTTCTAATATATATGTTGATTTATCTAAATTATCCATCTGATTAATAATTTCAAAATATTTTTTAATTTCATTTGTTTTTTTGTCATTACTCGTATCAAAATTTATCTGATATTTACTCTTAAATTGATTTAAATTAAAAATATTCTGATAATTCAAGAATAATCTATTGTCAACTTTATCTGTTATCCAACTACTAAATAAATTTTTATCCATTACAGTAACTTGAAAATTTTTGATAGATATTTTATTAATAAGATTATTAAACCATTCCGAATCAACTGTTTTCATAAATGGAATAACATGATGTTTAATATTATCATCAAATATAATTTCTTTAAAATTCGAACTATTATTATAATAAGATGAATAATCAGAACTATTTATTGCTAGAATATTAAATGTATCTAACTCATTTTTTTTATTTTTACTGTTTATATATAAAACATTCTCCGGAATAATATAATACTGATCATTTCCAGTGTAATAAATAAATGCCTTCATATTAAGATAATCGTAATATAGTTTATCAGATTCAGTTCTATCAAACTGACTTGTTTTCTTATTAATTTTTTTTATAATATCAAAATATGGTATTTCTAGATAAAAAAATACATCTTTTAACAAATCGCCATTCTTTCTTAAAGTTATTTCAAAATTAGTATCAAACTTTTTTTCACCAATAATTTGAGAATTATTATCAATGCTAAAGTTCGTATATTTCATATATACTTTTTTGAAATGAAATAGTTGCGGGTTATTTATTAATATGCTATCTGCTTTTCCTACAGTAGCTAGTTGTAGTAAACCTCCTTTCATTTATTATTTTATTTTAGAAATTATTCTTTATAATAAAAATATAAATTATAAAATAAAATCTAATATATTTTAATGTACTACTTCAAAATTATTAGTTTAAAAAATTGTCCTTATTCGGAAGCTGCAGAATCTTTACTTAGAGAAAATAAGATTGAACATGAATTAATTAAAGTTGATGGATCTGAAAAAGATAAATTTAAGACTTCATATATTAATACATATCCTCAAATCTATTTAAAGAAAAAACACAGTAATGGTTCTGTTTTAGTTGGTGGGTTCGATACTATTAAAGAATATTTCGATATTGCACACAATAATACAAATAATTCAAAAGTACTTGATAAATTAAAAAGTAAAATAAAAAAAAATAATGTTAATATATCTGATAAATCAATTTTACGATTAATAGAATTATTAATCTAATTATCATTAGACAATTTAATAGAACCGCCTTTGTATTGTCCTACATTTTTACTTTCTGAATCATATACAGTACCATTAGGTTTATCTTCGTAGAAATAATCATTTCCATCTATTGAAATATGACAAAGCAAATCTTCACTTTCTTCAGAAATAAGTTCTTCAACTTTAACAACTTTTTGTTTTGATTTTTTCAAATATTTTTCTATCAAAGATAGCTCATCCAAATCTTCACCTTTTGCAATTTCAGATATTAATTTTGAATTAGCTTCCAAAATTATTTTTTGATGTTCTTTTCTAGCTTTATCTAATTCATTTTTCATTTCAAGATTGTATTCATCTAGAATTTCTTGAATTTTTTTGAGTCTTTTTAGCTTTTTCATTACTATATTGAATATTAAGTCTATTATTATTATATTTCAAAATTTTTTTATTACTATATGATTGATTGGGATTTGATTGTATTGTAGAGTTTGTTTTTATTGTTGGGTTATTCCAAAAATTATCTATTTGGGTTGGTTCATATGAATAATCGTCCAATACAAGCATTACCTATTAGTAATATTATTATTGTCTAAATTATAGGAAACATAAATCAATTTTTATTCTAAGAAACTATCTACTAGATTTTTAGAATAAGTTTTTTATTTTTATAACTTTACGGATCAATCTGTATTTCTTGTAAAGTTTTATAGAATTTTAGAATTGCTAATACATTAATTTCGTCTCTTCCAAATGTTTTTAATCCATATAATTTATAATTAAAAAATCCAAGTATCTCTCTTCTAATTTTTATATGATCGTCTGATTCTAATATGTCTATTATATTTTCAACTTCAATGTCATAATATCTATCCTTAAACATAGCTAGGCATTCCTCAATATAGTCTTTCTCATTTAATGCAAATGGCATTCCTAAATAACAGTCTGATTTATTTATTTTATCATATGGTAATCCGTCTATATTTGTTTTTGTTTTACCTGTATTAATCATTAATTTACTATTATTTAAATATTCTATTAATGATTCAACTAGTTCCTGTGCATTACTCGTATCTTTAAATTCTAAATACATATCATCAACAAATGTATTAATTAATACTTGACTGTCACACTTTTCTTTATTCATCCATTCGAAAATAAGTTGTTCAATTAGTAGTGAAAATACTATTGTACTGGATGGTAGTCCAGTTGCAATTGATTTATTAAATTTAATCGTTTTCGAGTTAAATTTTATACATCGGCTGGTATTCAAAAACATATATTGTTCTACAATTTTATCAGCAGAATTTTTATTTATTTTTCTAGTTAAATTTTTAATTAATAATCCTTTTAGTACATCCCAAGAAACACTATCAAATGCTTTTCGAATATCAAGTAATATTATCTTGGACCCATTTTTAAATTTAGATAGTTTCTCAAATGCTAAATCACGAATTGAAATAGTAAATGTTCTATCAAAATTATTTCTAACAATATTTTTGTCTGGAAGGGAATTATTTCTTGTTAAGGTTGTTATTAAACTATTAGTCCAAAATTTATCCAATATTTTAAAACAGTTACTGTGATTACTTAAAAATCTAAAATTCTTTGGATCTTTATCCTCACCATTTTTATGTTTTATAAAAATTGTTGCATATTTGATATTATCAAATAAAGTAGTTCTAATACTATTATATCTAATTAAATCATTTAAACATAGATACAACTCTAAACATTGTTTCTTATTCATAATAATACTCTTTTTTGTTAATGACATTTCTTTCTCAAGTGCATTATTATAACATCCAAAGTTTCCTTTAAAAACTAAATTATTGGAAACTTTTGATAAAGTATTCTTAAAATTAGTCAAGTCTTTTATACCATAGTCTTTCACACCATAGTCTTTTATTGTCTCTTCTTCAGTTATATTTGAACTGTCGCGACATATTTCTTCTTTCCAAAGCTCACTCAAGTATTCTACCATACTTTCATCTGAACCTCTATAGTTAATAGTTGGATTAAACAACTTTGCTTCATACGGTTTACTCATAATTTTATTATTACTTTTTTAAGATGATATAGTTTATTTATCAATTTTTATTTTTTAGCGTAATGAAGTATATAAATAAACTATAAATAAACTATAAATAATTCACTTGATAATTATCTACACCTCGCAATTCTTATACTGAACCGGAAAAGGAATTACATCTCTTATATTTTCCATACCAGTAAATAACATACATAACCTATCAACTCCTAATCCAAAGCCACCATGAGGAACAGTACCAAACTTCCTCAAGTCGGTATAAAATGTTAGTTTAGTTTCATCTACTCCTTTTTGTTTCATCATTGATAATAATTTATCATAATTTTCCTCTCTCATAGAACCGCCAATTAATTCTCCTATTTTATAAGGCATTAGTAGATCGAAAGATTCACATGTACCATCTTCACATTGTCGCATATAAAAGCTCTTAATTTTGATTGGCCAATGTGTTACAAAAACTGGTCCCTTAAAATATTCTGTCAGCCAATTCTCTGCTTCAGAAGATAAATCTTCACCTTGTTGTAGTTTTCCTTTCATATCTGAAGTTTGAAATAATTCAATAGCATCATAATAAGTAATACGATGAAATGTTGTTTCTCTTATTTCTTTAATACGATCAATAATACCTTTTGAAATAAATTTATCAAGACCTTCTAATTCACTAGAACATGTTTCTAGTAAATAATTAGCTAAATATTTAATATATCTTTCACCAACCATCATCAAATCATTTAGATCAATAAAAATATCTTCTATTTCCAAATGTGTAAATTCAGAAACATGTTTAGATGTAGAAGAATGTTCACTTCTGAAACTCTTGTTAGTAGTATATACTGCTCCTAATGCACATGAAATAGCTTCTAGTTGCAATTGAGAAGATACAGTTAGAAAAACTGGCTTACAAAAATGGTCTCGAGACCAGTCATACTTACCGTCCTTAACTGGTAGTTTATTAATATCTGATAGATCATGTTCTGTTAACTGAAAGACACCTGCACCTCCTTCGCACTCGTTGATAGTAATAACATTTGGGTCCAGATGAAAATAGTCTTCTTCTTTAAAAAACTGATGTGTTCCTTGAGTAATCGCTGATTTAATCCTAAAAACATTTCCAAAAGTGGCTGTCCTAGTTCGCAAGTGAAGATAACCTCTCAAGGTATCTAGGTTCATTTTAGTTTTGGCCAATGGATATTCTTCTGGGTCAGCACCTCCTATAATCTCAACTGAAGAAACTTGAACTTCAACTCGTTGACCCTTTGCTGGTGATTCTACTAACTTACCCATAGCTTTGATAGAGCATCCAGTATGAATTTTACTGGATACATCATCGTCAACTTCTTCCCAAATTAATTGAATACCATCTGTATTTGACCCGTCTGTACATTTAATAAATGACATATTCTTTTGCTTACGACAAGTCAATACCCAACCTGAAACAGTTATCATATCGCCAATCATACTATCTTTTAGAATTTTGTTGATTTTCATTATTTTAGTAAACATTTAAATGTTTAATAGAATAATAATCAATTTTTATTGGAAATAGAAATAAAATTTCTATTTATGTTTGTTTACACTATGTGTAAACAAATGGTGCTAAGTTTTCGCTGGAAATAGATAGTCCATCCAATTTTTATTATAATTTTATGTAGTATTAAGAACAACTTTCAAATAAGACTATTTATATTCCAATCTTGTCTAATCTTTTCTGACGAATATTAAGCAGAAACTCAATCGCATAATTTACAGTGGAAGTAACATAATTTGGGGAATATGATTTTTTTAATTTCATTAATAAATTTAATATTGTCGAATATCTTGAAGTAACTACAATTGAACTTGCACATAAATAAGATTTGACCAGTTCTTTATTTTCATCAATACATCTTCTCATTGACATAAAAAACTTTAAATCAAATGAATTAATTTCAGATATATCAATTATAAAGTAAAATAATTTTTTACTATTTAATATTTTTAAAAAATCTTTTTTAAACTCAATAACTTCTTCCTCTTTAATAATTCCTTCAAATTTAAAATGATGTAAATTTAGTTCATCATTGGTATATTTATATTTATACATTAAAATTAATTATATATTTAAATTTATGATATTATTAATTCGTTTTAATTTATTTAAATAAACTATATTTAAATAAATAAATATTATTAATTTAATGGAAAATAAAATCTTAGACAATTCTGAGAAAAAAAGAATTTTAGATAAATTTGAAGAATATATTAAAGAAAGAACCGAACATCATCTGGGATATCCTTATAATTTAAATTTTAATTATGAAGAATTAAGTAGATTTTTTAAATATTCAATAAATAATTTAGGAGATCCATTTAATGCTTCTAATTATGGAGTTCATTCTAGACAATTTGAATTGGAGATTCTAGAATTTTTTTCTAAATTATGGAAATTGGATGATTATTGGGGGTATGTTACAAACTCTGGGACAGAAGGAAATTTACAATCTATATTAGTAGCACGTGAAAATTTACCAGATGGTATATTATATACATCATCGGAAAGTCATTATTCTATTTTTAAAGCTGCACATTTTTATCGAATGGAAGCAAAATCAATTCCTACGTCTTGGAATGGATGCATGCGGTTAGATCTATTAAGAGATGAAATTAGTAAAAATAAAGATAAACCAGTAATAATAAATGTTAATATAGGTACTACGGTTAAAGGAGCTGTTGATAATATTGATGGAATTATTGGTGTGTTAAAACAAATGAATATTCCGAGAGAGAAATACTTTATTCATTGTGATGGTGCATTATTTGCAATGATGCTACCTTTTTTAGATAGGAAAAATAAATTAACAATTGATTTTACTATGCCTATTGATTCGATTGCAATATCTGGTCATAAATTTCTAGGAACTCCAATGCCATGTGGCGTGATGTTAACTAGAAAAAATTTAATGACACCCTTATTAAAACCAATCGAATATTTAAATTCGGTTGATAGTACTATAACTGGTTCCAGAAACGGATTATCTTCCTTATTTATTTGGAATGTTATACAAGATAAGGGTATAGAAGGATTTACAACCGATGTAGAGAATATGATGACTAATTCAAAATATCTCGAAAAAGAATTACAAAGAAGAGGAATTTCTGCTTTTAGAAATAGTTTGTCAAGTACTGTGATATTTGAGCGGCCTAATCAAGAGTTTATTTTAAAATGGCAATTAGCGTGCACTGGAGATATAGCACATGTCGTAGTGATGCCATCTGTAGATAAAGGAAAATTAGATTTATTTCTAAAAGAAGTTGATAACTTGGTCTTTGAGAAGAAATGTGTTAAACAATATATGGATAGATACTGTCAATGCGAGGATTGTAAACCCCTCTAATTTAGATAAAAGTGTTTGTGCTAAAGTAATCTCTACTTATAGATAAGTGTTTATTTACCTTTCCATTCTTCTCTGATACCACCATCCTTTTTGTACTTATCACTTGATGTACCCATGTTGGCTTCATTTTGTTTATCTTGACGAGCGTTTTCGACATCTTGTGCTCTACGCTTTGATTCTCCTTCGGCTGCTGATGCACGTGGAGGATTTGATCGTGGTGGTTGAGAGTTTTCTTGAGACCCTGTACCACCTGTACCACCTGTACCACCTGTACCACCTGTACCACCTGTACTAATCACAATATTATTCTTTAGTTCAAGATACTTGCTTTTATATTTTAAATACTTAGATTTAAAATCCATATAATATATCTTATATATTTTATAAATCTAAAGTATTTAAATTTGAAATAATATACTTAATAATGTTATTGTTATTTTATTACTATAAATATAAAATCGATATCAATCGCACCAAGTGTTTGTATTTTATACTTGATATACATTTAAAAATGACGATATTAATTACTTTTACTGAATACCATAATATGTTTACTATCTATTGATTCGATAGATATACGACTAAATCCATTTATATTCCATTGATACGATGTAACTTGTTCAGTATTTTTATTAAAATCACCACCTATATAAATCTCAGTAATAAGGTGTTCCTTTAAAATTTTATTAATATATTCATTTAGAATAGGTAGATCGTGATTTTCTGTTGTGCCATGTAAATTTATAAATAGATTTGCTCCAGATTTTATATAATTAAAGTATCTTGTAGTAAAATATATATTATATATACATTCTCTTATTAATGTAGAATAACTTTTCTTAAATATATGAGTAGAATCTTCTATTTTCTTTTCTATTGTATAATCTTGTGTGCCTCTAGCTTCGTTTGGAAATCTTCTAATTTTAAATATCATATTACCGTACGGAGAGTTTAAAATTTGTGATGTATTTGCTTTAGTATAGTTAATTGTAGTTTTTGGTGTATATATTACAAATTTCACTTCCAAATCGTATTCAACATTATATATTAGTTCTGATATTTTATCTCTGATTAATAAATTGCCATCTAAAGATATATTAGCACAAAATTCTTGTAGTCCAATTATTTGTATACCTTCATTTGCATTAATTATTTTCTTTATTTCCATAAAAATACGCTTATACCGTTCTAATAATGTTAGTTGAATTGATGAATTATTTATTCTTTTTTCATTATCCTCTTGATTTTCTATATTCCAAACTAACATTTTTCCAAAAATAAGTGGTTCGTGATTAGATAAAAGTAAATTACCAGTATATTTTGGAATATGGTCCACTAGTGCGCCACCATATACTTTTTTTAAATCTAAATATTTTTTTTTATATTTCAAATAATTTTTAAAATAATTATGTTCCATTACTTTAATTTATATTTAATATTCTTTTGAAGATCTTTATGAAATAAGTGTTAAATTAACAAATGCATTTAAACTCTTAAAACATTATAATCTAATATATGTTTCTAGTAGACAAATACCAAAAGGATAGTAACTATATAACATGTCATCAGGATATTATTGAAAAATTATTAGATACATTTGATTCTCATCAAAAGATTTACAAAGAATCATCTGAGTTAGTAAAAAAAAATAAATCAGAATTTAGAAAAATAATAAAAGAATTAGAAACTAAAAGTTGGAGATATTCCAATCTTCAACATTTAGTACTATATGGACCAAAAGGATGTGGTAAAGAGTATGTTGTAGACAATTTATTAAAAAAAATATATGGAAATATAGAGACAAAGGAAATAGAATATATAATTAGTGGATATAGTAATTCGAAAGAAAAAGTAATGATAAATCAAAGTAAATATCATATTATAATTGAACCTAATAATAATGGATTTGACAAGTATTTAATTCAAGAGATTATACAAGAATATGCCAAGACAGAAAATTTAACAATATTCAAATATAAAAAATTATTTAAGATTGTAATAATTAACAAAATAGATAATTTATCATATTCAGCCCAGGCTTCTTTGCGAAGAACCATGGAAAAATATGCAGATACATGTAAATTTATATTTATATGTGATCAATTATCAAAAATTATAGAACCATTAAGAAGTAGATGTCTATTAATAAGAGTCCCTTTACCAAGTGATGTACAAATTATCGAAACAATAACTCAGATTTCTTTATTAGAAAATATAAAACTGGAAAAGAATGATTACAAGTATATTTTAGATAATTGTGAATCTAAGGTTAATAATGCGATTTGGTTGTTGGAAATGAAAAAATTTAATGTTCCAAATACTCATTCTTGGAAATTAGTAATAGATAGTATGGTAAATATATTAATTGAAACGGATGAATTAAATAATAAAGTAATAACTGAATTTATTAAAAATATAAGAGAATATTTTTATATCTTGTTTATAACTAATATTGATGTTAAGAAAATATTAACTTCTTTGATGGTTTCTATAATAGAGAAAGTAGATAATATTATATTAAAACATGAGATTATAGAAATTATATCCAAGTATGAATTAAGAATATCACAAGGGACCCGACATATTGTACACTTAGAAGCAATGATGATAGACGTATTAACTTTTTTATATAAGTCTAAGAATAATGATATTCCAAAAGATAAAACGATAGAATATATTATTTAATATTTTTAAAAATATTTAAAAAACAAAATTTGATTAAATTATATATATTTTATAAAATCTAATAAAATATATATGAGTAAAGATTTATCATGGATTGATTTAGATGAGAAGATTAATTTAATATATAATTTTAGTAATAATGATTCGATGAAATCGTGTCATCAAATAGAATCAATAAATATAAATAGTATTAAATTAGAAGATATTAAAGTTCCTTCAGATAATAAATATAATGAAATAATTTTAAATGATATTATAAATGCAAAATTTCAATTAATAAAGTTTCATAATAAAAGTTTAATTTCAATATTTAAAAGATATTCAGAAGGATTTCCTATTAATATTAACATAAGTCCTTATAATAATAAAAAGGAAATAGATAATATTCTTAGTGATAATAACAAAGATAGTTTATTTTCCTATATTTTGAGTCAGTTGGTATTAGAAGAAAAAACTCGACATATTTTGCTTCCAATTATAAATATTGATGTAGAGTTTTCTAAAATAGAGGATATATTTAAGCCTTATCCTATTTATAAAGAATATACTGAGCTTCTAGAACAAAAAGAAATTTCCAATATATTCTCAATGCGAACTAAAGCTCAATTTACAGATGCGGTAAATTTAATGGATTATTTGAGTTCTAACAAGGATCAAGTAAATTACAAAATTATATTGTTTCAAATTATTCACACATTAGCCGTTATACAAAAAGATTATCCTGATTTTATACATAATAATTTAAAATTAGATAATATTATTGTGGAGAAGTTAAGAAAAGATAAATCAATGAAATATATTTTTGCAAATACTGTTTTTGAAATAACTAGTAAAATATCAATTAAAATATCATCATTTGATAAATCAGAATCTGATAAAATATTAAAGGGAAGTTTAGTATCAAAAGGTAATAAATATAGCGATTTATTAGTATTCTTCAATAAACTTTATAAACATAGTAATTTTAAATATATAGACTCTGAAACATTAGAGTTTTTAGATAGGATATTTCCAAAAAAATTAATTGGTACATATAAAAGTGAAGAATTATATACACCAAGTGACTTGTTAAAAGATAAATATTTTATATCATTACAAAGAAATTTATCCGAAAAAAAATCTTCTAATCAAACATATATGAAAAACATTTTAGAAAACAAAAAAAATAATAATTTCGTAGTTAATTTAGATTCTGATTCAAAAAGCATATTAGGAAATCAAAGTTTGTCAGAAAGCGATAATAGTATATTTAATAATATAACTGTTAGTTCGAATACTGATACTATAGATTCTAGTATTTCAGATAAAAAATATAAAAGAGTAGAGGTAAATAAAAATATGTCTAGAAAAGTAAAACAAAAAGGAGGGGATAGTAAGATATTTAGAAAAAATATTGACGATGTAACTATACTGACAAGAGAATTAAAAATTGATCAAAAAAGTGAACAAAAAATTGATCAAAAAAGTGAACAAAAAATTAATCAAAAAGGTGGAGACTTGAGATCTAATTCAGCTCCTTTTAAGAAAGAGAAAAATAATCCATATTTAACTAATGATGCTAGGGCAACATATAGTAAAAGAAAAGAAGAAGATCCTCAAAATCATGGACCACCATTATTAGCTGAACAAAAAGTGTATGATACTACTAATAATAGTAAACCACCACCTTCCTATATACCAACTGATGTAGCAGCATATAATCCATTTTATGCTCATGCTCATCCTTTATATCCATATGAAACAAAAACAAATCCGGTCCATGTTGTTAAACCTGTAAATATTTCTTTTTCTAATCCAGTAGGAGGTAGTCATATGACTATTAATAGAGTTTACGAAGATATGATTCCAGGTGATAGATTTACTTTTAGTTTAAGGTCTACGTTTGAAAGAAGACAGTTACATAATTATGTTAGAAGTATGATTTTAGAAAATGGAGATGGTGAAGAGTTAAGTATATCAGCAGGTAAGAAAAAATCATTATTATCACATATTAGATTATTGGAGATTAATCCCTATAATATTGGTAAGAATCCATATAAATCATTATCTAAAGGATTTTTGTTATATACCTCAGCTTATTCTATTAGATATAATCAAGAGAGAGATAAGTTAGATATTGCTAAACAATCAATGGGTATTAATGTAAGAATTTATGAGTTAAGTTATGGAGCAATAAATTGTTTTAAAATTAATGATAGAATTGATATGAACAATTTTGATATTTGGAGAGAAATTAAATATTATGAATACATTAGAGAAGATATATTAAAGAGAAAGGTTTCGCCAAATTTTGTTAGTTTACATTTATACACAACTGATAGTACTTCCAATATAGATTATCAAAAGTTAAGCGCTCTTAAATATCAAAGTTATCCAAAAGGCCAATATCATAAAGAATTAAAAAATCAAGATAAAGTTAATAATCTACATGAATTGGATCCTCTTGAGTTTTTAATGTTGTCATCTTATGGAATGAATAAAAAAACAATGATAGATACTACTAAACGTATTCATTCATCTCAAAGTACAGAAAAGAAAGCTAGAGAAACGGCAAAATATTTAGGTAGAAATAAATATATTGAAGGTTCTGGTCAAAATTATAAATGGACACAGACCGGAATTGAATTTTTGGTAAGTAAAGGTTATTTTACATTTGTAACTAATACTGCTAATCAACCAAGAGTAGGAAGTAGGGCAACACCAGATGAAATCAAAGTTTTATCAAATATAATTGGTAAACAAGATTTGACTACTTATACAGGAAGTTCTTTAGTAGCATTAACTGAATCACCAAATAGTAATATATTAAAATGGGCTTCTCCATTATCTGATGATTTTGGGACTGTTCAAAAAATGGTGGAAACTGGATATCATACACCTGACGTTTGGAGATCAATTTTATTTCAATTAGTATATGCTTGTGCTGTTTTACAAGAAAAAGAGATTTATTTCGAGAAATTTTCACTAGAAAACAATATATATATAAAAGATTTGTTTACTAATTCCGAGAAAAGAGATCATTGGATATATAAGGTAGACAATTTTGAATTTTATATTCCTAACTATGGATATTTACTAATGATTGATTCTAGATTTGTTGATGTTATGGATGATAATACAAAGGTATACTTGGACAAATCATACGAATCTGAACAAGAAGCCCCTACTTATAAAATACAATCTGAAAAATTATACGGTAATAAAAACACAGATACATCTACAATAAAGACGAATATTTACCATGATTTTAAGAAGATGATTAATCCAGATAATTTTAATAATAATTTAGAAAAAATAGGAGGTGAAAGACCCGACCAAAGTATATTACAGTTATTAAGTGCTATCTATAATGATAATAGTACGACATTTACTATTCTAGATTTATTAAAGAAACACTTTGTAGAATTTCTTAATAACCGTGTTGGAACATTATTAACACGCGAAGAAATAAATATTTTACCTCTAATTCCCAGATTCGACTTTGAAGAAGGTGAAATGATTATATATCAAGAAAGATATGATGAATATAGATGGGCAATATATTTAGGTAATGGAACTAGTAATATGAAAAAGATAGTAGTTTCTAATGATAAGAGAGATATATTCCAACCAAAAGAGGTCTACGGTCATACTTTATTTAAATTTCCAGAAGGAGAGACAATAAAACAAAATACTGTAAATGGTATTAGGTATGATTCAAATTTTACAATTGAAACTTATAACTTTAATAATTAAATATTATATTTAAAAATCTTTTTTCTATAATATTTTAATAGTATGTCAAAATCATGTCCACAGAATATAGAGGATTCGGTTCTTGAAAATCCTAACTTTGATATTAAACAATTACCCATTGCATATTTTAATGAAAATAAAAATTCGGAGGAACTAAGGGACCAGTTTATAAAAAACACAATTAAACAAAGCGAAGAGTGTATATCTGATTTAGCTAAATATTTTTTCGGCGATTGTAATATTGAACTAATTAATAAACAGATAGTTTTAAAAGTTTATAATTTAACAAATAAAAAGTATTTTATAGGCTTTCAAAGTAAAGATAATTTATTGATTGTTATGAGATATATATGGATTGAATATTCAAAAAATCTAGACTTCCAGATTAAAGAACAAATAACAGAATTGAATAATATGGTTGTTAAAGATATTTTGCCTAATATTATTACCAATATTGAACAACATTATGGATATATAAAAGACTACCAAGCTAGAGAGAATAGTAAATTTAAAGTAAATGATTTACCAGTAAGTACCAAGATGACACGAGGCACAATTGAGTTACCATCAATGTCAGAAACTTTTCATAATGTCTATAGTGATACCAATCAAACAAAATGTAATAGACCAGTTCTTAAACATCAACCACCAAAAAAATCTAATTATTCTTTCAATTATGAACCATTACCAGAAAATTATGGTGAAACTTCTTTTGGTAGATTAAAATCTGATCTAGAAATAAACCCAGGAAACTGTAAAATAACTCAAGATAAAGATATGTATGTTAATGGAAGATGTAAATCTGATAATTCATACAAGTGAATTTAAAATATTTTAAAATTAATTAAGATTAATTAATTTTAAAAACTATTTTTGTAATGTTTAAATTTACTTGTATAAATTTAGATAAGAATTTGTCCTTGAGTACTGTCGCGAGCTAATTGGTAAACAAAGATGGTACCTCTAGTTTCGCCCATTTCGGAAAAGGAATGACCAATTTGACCAATACCTGGTTGACCATAGATTTGAGTACAAGGTCTGTTATGGTTATTAATAGCTCCAGGTCTGAAATCGACAACACCCATTGGGTCATAGTGGAAGAATTCTTCTTGGTTTTGACCCTTGGATGGGTCAGCATGAATCATAACAGCAGTAGAAGAACCTACAACAATGTTTTGGTTAGGGATGTTTTTGTTTACTTCGTTAAGAACAATAGATCTTAAGTTGTATTGGTCACCTCTGATTGGGATTTGAGTACTGAAGTTAACTTGTCTTTCGTTTAATCTCTCGAATCCAGAAAGAGCTTGAGGTAATTGACCAAAGTTGAAGGGGTGGTGACCGTGAACTCTCATGACATTAGCTCTTCTGTCAACGTAGAAGATAAGTAAACCTCTGGAGTAGATAAGGTCAGTGTGTTTTGGTACAACATGGTTACCTTCAAGGAAGAATTGACTTTGAGATAAAGCATCATCAAGGTTAACTGGGGAGTTATCAGTTAAGTTAACTGGTAATCTTAAGTTAATCATAGGAACAGTGGTAACTACAGGTCTAATGGTTTGATGGTAAGGGTTAGTAGAAAACATTTGGTAGACTGGGGAAGTAGCTACAACTGTAGGTCTGTAAGAAAAGCATGACAATAGTCTCTTAATGACAGTTCCGTCATGTCTTCCATAAACAAGGTCTGGGTTATCGTATCTGTTTAGTTTACAGATATCGACGGCATTAATAAATTCTCTGAAAGAGGTGTTATAGTATTGACCATTTCTTAAGTGTAAAACAGAGTTCCATAATTGATGTTGTACGTTGATTCTGTTAAGTAAATCTAAGATTGGGGAAGCATTGTTGCAAACAACATCATTAGGGTCAGTTACTAAAGAGTAGAAAAGCTCATAATCAGGTCTAGTGGTTAAAGCCTCGTCTTGGTATCTAGACTTGACTACGCTAGCCATGTTAGAATATAAAAAGTGTTGTTCTACGTTGTCAATTTTAGGGAAGAAAAGAGCAGCAATTACTGGGTGAACGTGCTCTCCAGGTCTGTGTCCTAATGTTCTTTCATAAGAACCAGTGACGGCTTCATAGTCACAATCGTTGTATTGAATAGATTGTAACATAACTTGAGCATGTAATGGTCTATTAACTTGGTAAAGTTTTAAGATTTCTTGCAAGTGTTTGTAATCAGAATCAGTTGCTTTTAATTTAGCACCGTGACTGTCAAAACTCATAGTACCAAGTACTTTAGCCATATTAGTTGCAGGAGCCATAACATCCTCGGAACCAGTACCAACAAGTTCTTGTTCGTAAATTCTTTTAAATTCAGAAAATTCTTCATCACTTAATGCATGCTTCTTCTTGAATTTTTGTGCCTTTTCTAAAAGCATGTGGAATGGGTAGTTTTGGTTACTGTATTTTTCTCTGATTAATGTAGCAAATTTTTTGGCTCTTTTCACAATTTTGGTGTGTTTTTCAAGGTATAGGTTTTGGATTTGATCAACTAACTCTTCATTATCAAACTTGCTTCTAAGTTTAATGAATTCGTTGGTATCAACTTTACCCTTGGTTTTTTTAAAAAGACGACGAACTTCGTCATCAACGGTGTTTTTATTGCCGGAAGGCTTTGTTCTAGAATAACTTGAATTATCCATATCTTGTATATATTAAAATAGAAAAAAAATTAAAAATCTAAATATTTTTTTTAAATATTTAATTTCTATGGTTTAAAGTTATAAATTATATTGAATATATATATATGAATAATTTATGGATTAATAAATATAAACCAGCTGATTTAAATCAAATAATTGGTAATAAAAATCAGATTAAGAGAATAGAAGAATGGTTAAAAAACATGGATACTCTAAAGAGTATGTCATTAATTGTATCAGGAAATCATGGAATTGGAAAATCCTTAACATTAAAATATATTTTAGAGGAAAATGGTTATTTAGTAAAAATCATTTATCCAAATGAGATTAAATTATATAGGAATGATGGAGATTTTAAAGACTTTTTTAATTATAGAAATTCCATTAGAAATAAAATAGATTTTTCTTCGGATAAGTGTAAGAAAAAACTTGCTTTAATATTCGATGAGACAGAGTCAATTACATTAACAAGTGAAAAGAAATTTATTACTGAAATATTTAAAATGAATAATAAGAAAAAAGTATTTCCCTTGATATTCATTTCAAATAATCAACATAGTAAATTACTCAATGATCTAAAGAAAAATTGTTTAGAAGTAAGATTCGTACCACCTGCTAATTTTGAATTAAAAAATCTTATTTGTAAAGTATTAAATGAGGAAAACATTAAAGTAGAAAACAATCAAGTTATTGATCTATTGATTGAATTTTCTCAAAGTGATATCAGAAAATTAATTAATATCTTACAAGAGTTAAATTATCATTTTAATAATAAAATAATTACAGAAGAAGATTATTATAAATATATAAAACTATCAAAACAGAAATATAATGAACTTGGGTTATTCGAAACAACATTAGAGATTATTAATAATAATAAAAGTTATGAGGAAATTAATCAATTTTATGAAAATGAAAAGGTTCTTCTTCCTTTAATGATTCATGAAAACTATCCTAAAAAAGTATTATGTAAATCAAAATTAGATACTGTAGAAACATTGGAACAGATAAACCATATATGTGACTCTATATCTATAGGAGATAATATTGAGACGAGTATTTATACTGATCAAAACTGGTTCTTGCAAAAAATTCATTGTTTTTTCTCTTGTGTAAATACGAATTATTGGATAAATCACAGTAAAACAAAAGATATAAAATTGACAGATATAAAATTTAGTTCTGATTTAAATAAAACATCACTAAAAAATATTAATAAGAAAAACATTAATAATTTAAGCAAACTATTACCAAATAAATCTCTTGAGGAAGTATTGTATATTAATAAAATATGTAATCATTTGGTAAATAATAATAAAGTTGATGAGATAATAAACATATTAAAATATTATAATCCAAATTTTAACATTAAAGATATTGAATTATGTATTAAAATTGATAAATCTTATGATTTTATAAAATTTAACTCCAAAGAGAAGAAACATATTAATAAACTAATTGATTCAATATAAAATAATAATTAGATATACTTTTCAGTAATTTTAGATATATATATTAATTGCAAGTTTTCTGAACTATTAAATTTTCCATCTATAAAATATAAATCCTCACTTAAATAGAGTATTAACTCTTGTATTAATTTTATATCATCAACCTCTACTATAATACTATCTTGAGTTAAAAGTTGATGATATAACATCATTATTTTATTATCAGAATTTTCAAATAAATGTGAAAAAGCTTTAATTTTATCTATCTTCTTTATGATTCTTTTATCTACCCCAGGAATCATATATGCCCACATAAATATACCACTTTGTCTAACTATACCATAAAAATTATAGGTGGCTGATAGAATTTTAGTATCATTATTAAACATAATTATTTCAGTGGTTTCTTTATCAAATTTAATAGTGTAGTGTTTTTTCTTATCTAATATCTTGGCCATTTTATTAAACTTATCATTAGAAATTTTCTTAATATCTTTTAAAATTTGTATATTATGGTCAGGAGAAATCTTTTTATTAGATTTATTTTTCATTAATATATTTAATAAAAAATATTTTAAAAATAAATTATTCTATTAAATATATTTAAAACTTTTCTCATAGTTTATATATGTCATATCAATTACAAGGTTCTGAAATAGAAGACAAGAATATAATAATATATACTATTATTATTGCGGTTATCTTCTTCTGCTTTGTTTTACCAACTTTAGAAAAGAAATTTAATGAAGAACAAAATGAAATAAGAGAGAAGATGGAATCTTTAAGAGGTGGTAAAATTATAAAATTAGATACTAATAAATGTTCAAGAGAATGCTGTCTTCATACACAATGGCCAGCCCCTCATATGCCTAAGAAGAAGAGTGATAAGTATATTAGTACCAATTTTATGTGTAATAACGGCGGATGCCTATGTGTAAGCAAAGAAGATAAAGCTTTTTTATCAAAGAGAGGTAATAACTACATGGGTTGTGCAAAAAAGAAATAAATTTTAAATTTAATATTAAAATGTTTAATAAGTTTAATATAAAATTTTATTTTCTTAATTTTTAATATATGAATATATTAGTCGAAAAAAAAAAAGAATTTACAGTAAGAATAATAAATATATTATCACCTTTAATATTTGAAGGCTTAACTTCCATTTATAATAAAGCAAATGAAATATCAAATTCTGATAACGTTTTAAAAATATTTCAATCGTTTCTCAAAAGAATTCCAAAATGGACCGATGAATTATTAACACAAGAAATAAATAGAATAAAAACAAATAGCAAAGACTTTGATTTATTATATGATCTAATAAGAGCGTGTATTAAAGCAAATTTATATATATTAACCTGTTCTCCTAATAGTAGTAATAAAGTTAATATTAATCCAGAATATTATAATACAATAAACTTTTCTAAATTTATACATAATATTTACATAGAATGTGCCAGAGAAGTTTGGAATAATCCATATTTATTTTATCATAATTATACTGGAATTGAAATAAAAAGAAACCAACGAGATACTCTTCAATTAATTAAAATATGTATTGAAGAATCTATAAGAAAAATGTTACCATTAAAACATGTTCTTGAAATATATCTAGGTGATGATCTTATTGAACAAGTACCTGATGATAATTTTGAAAAAACTATAACAGAAGTTGATGAGAGAAATTTAAAAAAACTTTTAAAACAAGATTTAGAAAATGAAGATGATAATATTGACGATGAAAATGATAATATCGATGATGATACTAAATATAAAAATCAAGGAATAATATCTATTAATTCTAATTTTTTAGAACAACCTAAAGAATCTATAAATAATTCAATTAAGAAATCTTCTAGTACTAGTAATGGTAATATTAATGTTGATGTTGCAAAAGATTCTACATCTACAGTTGATAAAGAAAAACATGCTATAAATGAATTAGCACAAATGGGTGGTAATAAAGATATAACATCGTCTAGTAAAGGATTAAATTCTAAAATATTAGATATTTTAAATGATAAAAATTTAGAATTATCTGATAATGGTACTTCTGAAAAAAAGGTGGAAAAGAATAAAAAATTATCTGAAACAAGTTCCGAAGAATTAATTTCCAATAACATGGATAGTAATTTAAAAAAATTAATCAAAAACGATTTAGGTAATACGGAATCGGAATCATCAACAAATTTCAAACCAGAAACTACCAAAAACGGATATCAAGAAATATTTTCAAACTCAAATCATGAGAATTCTACAAACTCGCACCAAAAAAATGAAGAAATAAATAAAAACAAATTTTTTAATAATTATTTACAATTTTAAAATTCGGGTTATTATATCTAAATTCTCGATACCAATAATTATTTTTAAACTGTACCAAGTATTGTTTAAAAATAAAAAGTTTATTAATTTTTAGTTTATTAATTATTAGTTACTTTGATTGATGGACATACCATGTCTAACATTCCAAATGAAATGGAGGATATTAAACCTATCATAATAATTTCTTTAGTTTCTATTGGTTGATTAGGAATATATCTAACAGCTACTAAAATTATAAATCCCATAAGAACATATTTAATAATTCTTTTTGATTTTTCAAGTGCATTAAGATTATTTTTTGTTATACTATTTTCTTTTTTAGGAGAATTCTGCATTATTAGTTTATATGAGAAAATTTTTTCTTAAATTAATTAATGAACAATAAAATTATATATTTTATGGTCGGAACATTTGTTTTAATATATTGGTTCCAATCTATAGATAAAAGCTTTAATAAAAAAAATAATTTTGAAAAGTTTAAAATCCCTGTATTGTCAAGTGCATTGGTTGGTCTAATATCACAATATATATGCGGTTATACTGATTTAGAATTCATATCTTCTCATTCTAACCAAGAAATATTTACTGAAGTAGCCAATTTCTAATATTAGGTTTGTGTGTATAATATGTTTGAAAATATATAGTAATATATTTTCTAATATATAAATAATGAGTACAAGAGATGTAAAATACGGAGCATCACAGCTTAGATTAAAGAAATTTGATATAAAGGGGATGGTCGACCATGCTACAATTGCGATGATAGCAAAGAGAGCTTCTGGTAAAAGTTATGTAACAAGAGAAATTCTATATCATAAAAAAGACTTACCTACAGCTGTTGTTATTAGTAGAACAGAAAAATTAAATAAATTTTATGGTGAATTTATTCCAGACTCATATATTTTTGATAATTTCGAACCAGAAATATTAGATAGAATCTATAAAAGACAAGCTCGAGTTTCTGAGGATAATATAAAGAGATTAAAAAACGGGAAGAAAGCGAAAGATGATAGATTAATGTTAATTATGGATGATTGTATGTCTTCTAAAGGTAGTTGGGTTAAAGACCAAAATATTTTGGAATTATTTTTTAATGGAAGACATCATCATATTTCTTTTATTCTTACCATGCAATATTGTGTTGGTATACCTCCTGAAATGAGAAGTAATTTCGATTATATATTCTTATTAGCAGAAGATTTTATCTCTAATCAAAAAAGATTATATGAACATTATGCAGGAATGTTCCCATCATTTGATATTTTTAAACAAGTATTTGCTGAAGTTACTCAAAATTATGGTATTATGGTTATTAATAATCGAGTTCATAGTACTAATATTACCGATAAAGTCTTTTGGTATAAAGCAAAAACTGTTCCAAAATTTAAACTCGGTTCCAATAAATATATTAAATTTCATAAAAAGTATTATGATCCCGAATGGAATAAAAGACTTCCTATTTTTGATCCTACTGAAATATTAGCTAAGAAAAGAAACAACTTTAGAATTAATGTAAAAAAAGTCAAAGATGAATGAATTTAAAAAGGTTTATTTAAATTTAATCATTTTATAATGTGTTATTAAACAGCAATATTCTCTTCTATCTTAGAAGTTCCTAATTTTTTACTAATCTTCTTTTCATTCTTATATATATCCTCCTTCTTAATAGTTAATTCTTTGATTTGTTCATCTAATGATAATAACTTATTTTTTAGACTATTCACCTCGTTAGTATCGGTGGTCTCTGATATTCTTTGCTTGATCTCGTCAACTGTTGTATTTGATGTTTCAATTGATTTTTCAATACCTTCTCTCATATTCTTATATTTTCTCTCTTCGTGAAATAATTTGGATTTATCTTGGTTGTCCATGTATCCTTTCATAATACCATTCAGTTGTTCATTTGCATATTCTGGGTTACCAGCTGCTTCTGATGTTGTATCTGGGTCAAACGCTAACCATTTTCCCATTTCACCTACAAATACATTATGAATTGTATCTACACTTTGTAATTTCTTAGCATGAGCAGAAGCATCTTCTATATTTGAGAAAACTCCTCGAATTTTAATACCTGCTAGTGTAACCTTAGTAGCAGGATCAGTTAAAAAACTAACACAAACAAAATTTTGGTCTTTTGGTAACAGTGAATCTTCAGTTAGATAATCTTTACTTGACATTAAATAATATGTTGTATATTCTTTAAATTAAAATAATTTAATTAATTTTACTATATTTATTTGTATTATTAGTATAATTTACATTAGCATAAGTTGATATATTCTTATCTATAGTATCCTGATCACTATATCCCATCCAAACTGCCGGGTCTGAAAACATATTTCCAAATATTTTACTTGGTCGTTTACCATCATGTGTTTTTAACAAATCTTCCATTTTTCTTTTTTTATTATCTATACGGGCTTGTCTTACCATACTATCCTCTATTTTATAAGTATAAGATTTTGTAACATATACAGTCATTATTATGATTCCAAAAAAAAGAATTAATACTGATAAATTTCTTATTATATTCATTATATAATAATATATATTTTAAATATTTATTATTATGTAAACTCCTGAAATGGTTTATATTATAATAAATGTAAACTCCTGAAATGGTTTATATTATAATAAATGTAAACTCCTGAAATGGTTTATATTATAATAAATGTAAACTCCTG